TCCAAAGTGAGATTAGATAAGTCATAAGTTTTACCACAATAAACACAAGTGCAGTCAAAATGTTCCTTAATAGAGCGCCTCCACAGGCGCTTAGCTTCTGGTGAGGTCATGGCTATTAAGTTATAAAGGTAGTGATCAGGTGAAGGAAGTAATGGGGTCATGCTCGGCCTTTTCGTGCTCGGTTTTTAGATGCTTTTTCAAGGAATGTTGAACCATCCTTTTTATGGGAAACATCTTTACCGTCACCATTACCATAAGTGCCCCGTTTACGATTTTCTTTGTTTAGTTTTGTACGTTTTTTGATCTGTAGTGAACTAGCATCATACTTTTTTTGGTATGATTTATAGTTACCGTTAGCGTATTTAGGACCGCTATGATTAGACTTTCGGGCCATAAAGTTTCCGTTGGACGAGTTCAGGGTCAACAGTTGGCATAATAGTTGCCAATTTATCTAGTGGGCTACCTTCAAAGGCGACACCACTGATGTCATTAGTCTTTAGCCAGTCACAAGCTGCTTTTAGGTCTTGTGTAGAAGCCTCACCCGACTTAATGCGGGCAAGGAACTCCTTAGTAACAAGATTATGCAACTCGTTAAACTGGTCTTCAGTCGCTTTCTTTTTCGACATTTGTTTCTTCCGTTACCTTTTTAGTTCGGGTAGATTTAACTTCATACCGAGTTTCACCAGGCTCGTTATACATCCTACTAAGTGCTTTATCAGCCTCAGCTTTTTTAGGGTAGTTACTGAGAACCTTACCAGTATAGGTGTCTACAAGTTGATAAGCCATAATTAAGAATCTCTAAGTGCAATTTGGTCAATTTTGTTTTCAATTCGGATCATATGATCTTCCATTTTTTGAACGGCTGTTTCAAAGTCTTGTTTAGGTACATAACTTGTAGCAACACGCAGCTCAAAAGTGTCTAGACGTTTATCTAAATCAGTTATTCTATTGTGAATTTTATTAGTAAGAGCTGCGCCTGCTGCAATAATAGCAACGACAGCTGAAACACCTGCTTCAATCATTATTTAGTGAAACTATTGGTACAATGTCGTTACATAACACTTCAACACGTGACCCAGGTCTAAAAGTAAAACCAGTTTTCATGATTTCTGTACACTTCAGTGCACGTACAAGTTCATAATCTAGTCTCATCTTTTGTTCATGTTTTCTAGCAATAGCTTTACAAGTTTCAATCATACCACCATCTAGTGGTACAGAAAAACTAACTTGTGCTCCCCAGTTATTACTTTTTACGTAACCTGTATTATCAAACGGTACAGTATCATTACCCATATAAAATGGAGAAAATTGCATTGTTGTACCGTTACAGCTATTATTAGGAGCAAAATATTGTCTAGACGGTGCACCATTATTTTGGAATTGCACCGCTTGATTAGTCACATTACCTGTAGCTGCTGCAACAGGGTTAGAAGTGTTCTGTACTTTTGGTTCTTCTGCGTAAACTGGTGAACCTATTGTGAGAAGACTGATAAAGAAGTAGTAGTAGAAACTTGTTGAATGGTTTCTGTAATTAGACTGTCTTCGATGATTCCCGCTGCACGAACTACAGTCTCCAGTTGAAACTGTTCTCCTGCGTTGGTTACTGAATAAGTTGTGGAGCTGTCTAAAATGTCTCCACTGGGTGTTACATTTGTTCCAGACCATGATTTATAATCACCACCATAAACATTTGTCGCAATCGTACGACTAATATCAATAGTGGAAGTAGTGGTTGACTGCATAGATCCCTGTGTAAAATTAGGGGTTACCTGTTGTGCTGCAGCTGGACTAGCAAGAAGAAAAAGAATCAGGAGTTTTTTCATTGTTTCTTTTCACGTGTAATTGAAAAAGTTGCCAAAGTACCACTTAAAATACTTGCAACATAAGTGGGATCCATTTTACTCATCCATCCTGCGTATGATGCTGTGAGGAGTCCGGCTGACCAGACAAGGACAAGGAATTTGATGAATCCGTCTTTTTTGTGATCTTGTTCCATGTTTGTTTAAAGATTGGTTTAAATAACATCACAAGGTATTTGAACAAAGACGTTGCAGTTAAGGTGGCTGCTACAGAAATAAAAGCTGTAGTGGCTGCAGTAGTCATAATAGTAGTTGAAGGCATTGGCACTTCAATATCCGTAAACGGAATCTCTACTATCTGAGCTTCAGGTGGAAGTTTAGGGATAGGTGGGGTTGTGATTTGTGGAGGTGTAGGTTTTACCTCTTTTGTCTCTTCAGTTGGCGGTTCTTCGGTTGTATTGATACCTTCAATCCCTGGAGGCGGTCTAAGTACGCTAGGAGGCACCACCATCGGTTTATATGATGGTAATTCCCCCTTTGGCACTTCAAAAATCGGTACAGGTAGCTTAATTGCTTCAGGTAGATCTAAAGAAGGAAGAACCGGAGGCCCTTCCCACTCCATTATTTATTAGGGAAGAGACCGTTACGAATAAACTCAACTGCTTTATCATCTACATCATTATCAGTAGATTCAGCAAGTTTAGTCAACAAGTCAATAATAAGACGCTTGACTTGATTTGATTGAATAAAAGAAAAAAGAATTGGACGGATAAGAGTAATCATAATTAGCTCCAGGGCAAACCAGTTGCCTTAGTAGGGGTACGTTGTTCGTCAATTTGTGCCTGAAGAGCTGCTTCAATTTCAGCAACCTTTTCATCACCACCGAGTTTTTCTTTAACCCAACCCACGACAACATCAGACGTAAGGTCAGCAAACGGGATAACAGTGTCGCCTTCAGCAGGTGCTTCAAGACCAATAGAACCATAAGCACCGCTAGAATAAGTATCATCAGCGGCATTCACGGTGTAATGTGCAGTAAACACGATGCCATCAGCAGTGTTACGCTCAAGGTTAGCAATGTTCCAGGTGAAAGTAGTAGACATGTTTTTGATTAATAAAGTGTTTTAATAAATGAAAAAAGAAAAGCCCACCGGATTGGTAGGCTCAAAAATAAAGTAGTGAGTAAAATTACGCGCCCTTGAGAGCCGCTACTTCGGCTTCCAAGGCTTCGATGCGGGTTTGTGCTTCTTGAAGAGCTTTGATTGCCATCCACATCATCTGCTGTTCTTTGACGCCCATGCGGACAATTTCTTCCTTGGCAGGAGTGACGACATTGCCCTCTTCATCTAGAACAGCATCTTCAGCTTTTTGCTTGGTCCAATCAGTAATAACCTCTGGGCAGTATTCTGCTACCTGCTGAGCGATAACGCCGTAACGCTTCTCGTCTGCATCGTCATCTTCGTTGTAGTGGAATTTTTTAAGCTCCCATTCTTTTAAGCAATTCCAAGTGCTATCAAGCGTTTCAATGTTTTTCTTCTCACGCTCGTCGCAAAGGTTGCTGTCGTTTGACTGATAATTGGCAATTCCGCCATTGGAGCGAATAGTGCAACGTGTAGCAGTGTTATCAGCGCATTCAAAAAAGGCGTTACCAGTACCATTGGGGGTTGCCGTTGTGTACTCAATGACTAGTCCATAGGGACCAGCAGCGGTATGGTTAAGTGCCGCAATCCAGTTGTTATTCGAATCACTAACGATTGCGTGGTTAATTGCATTTGTATAACGATTTGTTTGCGTACTTGTTGTAGCTTTCAAAAGGCCGCCATTCGTAATCCTCATCCGCTCCGTCGGGCTGCTTGCACCGTCGGCAGTAGTGGAGAACAGTAACCTGCCCGGCATGTCATTGGCGCCGGGTGTGCCGTCTACATAACAGTGAATAGCTGCAGCAGTCTCTGTATTTGTTCCGTCTGCCCCCTGGAAAATTAAGGAAGCAAGTCGATCATTGTTGGATACAAGCGTGTTTGAGCCAGCCGTTGTACCACGAGACTTGCCGAGGGTTAAAGTTGTTCCTTCTGCGCTGTTTGCATTAGTAAAAATAGTTATACCGCCATAGTTTGTAAGCTCTTGAAATATTTCACCACTGCTTTGGGTGGTCCATCCTGTAGTACGCAGAGAAGATGTCCCCACCAACAGCCTGCCTGAGCTGTCGATGCGGGCGCGCTCGGATGGAGTTGTTCCAGTTTTAAACGCTATGCCGTCTGTGTTTTGAGAAAGTTCTAAGAGTTGCCCTTCGTTTTTGATAGCAGCATTGCTTGGGGCAGCGCCAGTACGCTCTAAAAGTATCTGTAGTGCCGATGAGGCGCTTAAATGCAATAACTGGCTGGGACTCGCCGTGCCGATGCCGACGTTGCCTGAAGCATTAATTAACAGTCTATGAGTAGACGAATCTGGCGTTCCAGATTTAATACTAAATGTATTTTGACCTGTAAAGTTGTCAGCCCGAACAAGCCAGTTGTTTGCATTGGCCGCAAAATGAATGCCAACTTCATCAGACGTTCCAGTGCCTTCAATCTTTAGCTTTGGAGCACTCGCCCTTAGGTGTAGCAACTGATCAACAGTACCAGTCCCCAAGCCTAATTTCCCGTCTGATGTGATGCGGAAACGTTCTTGCCAAGTAATTGGATTGCCTGCTGTCCCCGCAGTGCCTGTGTTTGAATAAGACAAGTAACCGTTGCTGCTAGCATTGTTAAAAAACAAGCGCTGAGCGTGCTTACTTGAGCCAATAAAGTTTGCTCCGGTTCCAGTAAAGTTTGAACCTATGTAAAAACTATTTGCATCTTGGGCCAGCGAACCAGTGGATCCAATCGACAAATCATTGTCAGGAGCGCTTCTCCTGATCCCAACATTCCCACTACTATCAACAAACAACCGCCCAGTGCCACCAGTCGAGATGGCTACTTGGTTTGCGCCGGGTGAATAAATCCCCGTGTCAATGTCACCGGTAAAAGCAATCGTTGGTGCGGATGCACTGCCAGACGGTAGAACAACTGCATCGTTAATTTTTACATTACCTGTACTATCAAAAATATTATGACCATTAACATCAAGATCTTCTGCAAGAACTGGGAATGAAATACTACCAACAGGTACAGTAACAAAACCAGTACGTTGATCAACAGTAAAGAAGTCACCAACTTTAAACTTACCGTTATGATCTGTTGTAGCAGTCCATACCTTACCGTTATTTAGTTCAACAACTTGATTTGCTTCAATTGGTACACCACCATTTTCAGGTAATGCAGTGTAGTCAGTACCACTACCAACATACTCCATAGTATGACCACTACTTGCAATCATAGACCGCAAATAGAAGCTAACAGCAGCACCACTAGATACTGCACCATCAAGACCAAGGTTTTCGTCACGTTTGCTAGGATTAGGACGACTAATAGTTACATCCCAACCACTTCCATTGGCAGTAGCAGAAAGAATAGGATAAGTATTACCACCAATGTCTACAAGCATATTACCTTGAGGACGTGTAGCAGAACCATGCCAGCTAGCATCTGCAGTAGGTGCACCAATGGTAAATGTAACATCACCATCAGAAGCAGTAGCAGTTGTCGTTGCAGTAAAGATTGCACTGGTTGACCTGCCATCAACAAGCAAACCATAACGACCAAAGTCAGTGGTAGATGCAGCAAGGTTTGCCTGACCACCATTCAAACACTTAATGTGATAATGGTTAAAGAATGCATAACTTGACGTAATCTGTGTGTAACCATTGTTAGTGACAAAGACACCAGGACCATCTAGTGCAGTATGGGTGTAACTATCAGCCACCATAGAACGTAGTGGGCTATTAGAAGCAACAGTAGCACCATTGACCAAAATACCACCACCAGTTGGTGAAGATGTAAGGTCACCAGCAGAACCTTCTCCAGGTGTATGCGGGGTAAAGTTTACGTTATTAACTTTAGAATCAGAGAAGTTTGTACAGTTTTGAATATACGGAGACTTCTTAATTTGTGCGTTAGGATAGAACGCAAAGTTCCAACCTTGATTAGTAGGTAGACCGCATGTAGCGTCAGTATCAAGA